TTCTGTTTTAGTTGATACAGTTCCGCCAATCTATCATGAATAGCTAACATACCAATCTCCTCCTTTTTAATAAATGAGGACGAGTGGTAGTACGTCTAGGGCACCCTCGGTGAGTACCCCGAGTGAGATCAGTACATGACTATAATCAAACCGTATAAGATAACACCAATCATTAATAAGACACCAAAGATAATATCGCCCTTAGTTATATAATCACCATCATCATCTAAAGGCTCGTGGTCATTTCTTCTGCTGTCTATCCTGCTCAAGTGCCTTCCTCCTTATGAACGGCATCTCCACATAACCACCGCACTTATCGTGGATCCAGGTCTGTGTGGTTTCTGTGCTACTGTGGAATGTGAAGCCGCTGGGACCTTTACAAGTACAGGGCTTCACCCTTATCACCCCCCTTTCTTAGTCAGCCTCCTACCGGAGGTCTTTTATGAGCCTATCAGCTAGGACATTGTTAACTTCCTCTGCTGTGGGATAAAAGTCACTCTCCCTTTCATAAGGAAGATACTTACCGAAGTCCCAGTCCCACTTCATCGTGCCGATGTAAAAGCCCCTACCGCGTGCATCCTTCATAATCATAGGCCCAATGACCCGCTTCTTTTTAGCCATGCGTATCACCTCCTCGTTATGGGTAGTGTGCGAAGCACTAGCCGTAGCTAATGCCCCGAGGCACTACTCATAACGCCGCTTCTTTCCTCACCGCGTCCATCGCCAGTGTAATGCCGTTAGCCTCTGACCGGGTAACTACTGCCTGTGACACATGCCCCGACTCCTCCTGCAACCGGGCATTGTCTAGCAGGTAACCCCGGAGGATGGAGAGCCGTTCTAAGACGGCCTCCGTACTGATGGTCTTATTCATCCTCATCATCTCCAAACAGTTTTTTATAACACCCTTCACAGGTACCGCTTATGAGTATCTCCCGCTCGTAGGGTTTAAGGTAAGGCATCGCCCTCTGTATCAGCTCCCCGTTCTGCCACTTGCGCAGGTCCTCTGGTTTCACAGACAGGGTCTGCTCTGAGTTACACCACCGACACTTAACAGCTAGTGCTTGCATGTCATCACCTCCGGATAATTAGCTCTTTTTCAGGGGTCTTGCATATCTCACAGACTTATACTTGATGACGATGTGTGGAACACCATCAATAACAATCCCAAATAACCTCACTCAACTTCACCTCCTTCCCCTAATATGGAAGGGGAGTTTAATACTCCCACTCCCCCTTTGGGTCTTTCCAGTTTGTGTCAATGTGTGGCTCAATTTCTTCGAGGATTGCATCAGTATTCCCTTCACAGGCAAGCTGGTGCACTAGCCTAAGCAGGGATTGCAATTCATCCTTTTCCATATGTCTACCTCCCTTCTGCCATTTATCCTTACTAATGATAATGATAAATCATTAACAATCACATGTCAATACTTTTCGATTAAAAATTTCAATCGCCTTGACCTCCTCTTCTTGGTTCGGTTCTTTCGGCCGATCGTCGAGGATTTTGGGCACCGGAGGAATGGGGTGTATGTGCGTGTGGGTATGGCCAAATGCGCCCGGGAGTTCGTGTTCTGTATAATTCCTCCGGATCCTAATCCCAGAGCCTAGCCCTTGTGTCCCCTTTTGTTTGTTCTTTTGTTTGTTTGTTTGTATTAAAGATACAAACAAAACAAACATTCAGAAAACAAGCACCGGTTTGTATGGAATGTTTGACTTTTGTTTGACTTTTGTTTGACTTTTGTATGGAAAGTCCATTCCCTTTGTTTGGGCTGTTAATGATACGACATAATGATAAAATACAGACAATTTCCTACCCCCGAAGGAGTTTTGGGCTAGTTTTCTAGCAATTCTAAGACAGCCACAACTAAATCACCTGAGGCATTGGGGATAATAATTTTTCCTTTGTGGTATAGTATAAGGGGCATGTCATTACTTCCATTATGCAATGCCACCTCCTTTACCACCATTTCATACTCCTCTCGCGAAGCCACAATAAAAACTGCCCTCATGTAATCACCTCCTTCCTGTGGCATGACAAGGAGCCTGCCTGTATCCAAGCAAGCCCCTCCGGTGTTATTTGTATTTTTCCTTATATCTTTTTGCCAGAGCCCTGACTATCATAGCTAGTTCTTCATCTGTTACATTCTCTTCTTCTATAAAGGCCATAATAGTTATATGCATCGCCTCCATGCCATCATCATCAAACAAAATACACCCTGCTTCAAACTCTTCCAATGCTTTTTCAACTAACATTTTCCTTCACCTCAATAAATTAGTAGGCATATATAGCCCCTCCTAGCCATACCATTTTACACAATGAATGATATGGCTAGGAAGACAGGTATCCTGTTAGGATACCTTATAGCCTAGGTGAGTAAGTATTTCCTTAACATCTTCTTCCGTAAAGTCATAGTGGGTCATCTTGCCATCGTTCCATTTTTCCATCTGGCGAATTTTTCTTCTTAAATTCTTACCTGTCCATTCATCTTGATATGTTTCAAAAATGAATTTAATCAAATCTCCAGTTGACATACCTTTCTTGGCAGTTTTCTTCTTGGGCTCCTGCTTTTCCTGTTTCTTGTTTGTTTCCTGCTTGCTTCCTACTTCTTTGACTTGGCCTGTTTTCCAGTCCATTTCTAGTTGGTACTTTTCCAGCATCTTTTTAATAAGGCCTTCTAGTGCATCTTTTTCTTGTACAGGAGTTGTTTCATGCTTCCACTTAACCCAAGCCAAGTTAAGTTTCTTTAGTACAGATGACATATTCTGTTTTGTTACCATTCATCCATCATTCCTTTTCATTTAATTTTTTCTACCTGTATTTAATGATAAATCATTAACAATTAACTGTCAAGGCTCTGAAAAAAGAATTTTTTATTTTCATTTATTGAGCCCAAAAATTTTATTTATCGCCAGGGCCCAGCATGAAAGAAAAATTTTATCGCCATTGGCCCCCTTGGAAGGTAGGTAGGAGGTGGGGGTATGGGGGGCCTGATGGGGGTGGGGTGTTCATTAATATAGCCCTACACAAATTGTACCCAACTCTGTAACCCGCTTTAATCGACTAAAGTAAATCAGGCAGGACAAAGAGTCATAGGTAGCCCTTGACGGATACCCCTGTGGTATGGTAATATTTAGGTAAGCCTCCTTCGGGTTAAAACCGCGGGAGGTCCGCTGGCGTTAGGGTGTCTATGTAGGAGCATCGCTATATATTGTGTCAAGATGTCCTAGGGGGTGAGCCCAGCCTGAGCGCCCACACGCCATGCCGGTGCTAATAGCATGAGTCACGCCCCTCCATCAAAAGGGCTAAAAGGGGCACCCACTTTATAAAGGTAGGGGGGTATTATCTTCGTGTCACTTGCTTCGCTGACGGCTTCTGATATTAGGGCATTAATAGAGCTGGCCCGTAGGGGTGGAGGCTCTCTAAGCAATACAAATGTAGCTGATGTTTATACTGACTATGGAGCTGACCCTACTGGGGTTAAAGATGCCTATGAACCCATAATGGGGGCTATATTAGATATGGATGCTAAGGGCGGTGGAACGGTTTTGGTACCCCCGGGTACATACACCTTATCTAAGCCCTTAGGCATAACTGACCGATATCTTGAACACGTTCATCTTACCAGTTGGTCATATCGTGGGGTTAGGTATACTTTTGGTGATGGGGCACTTGACCCCGAAGGTAAGCCATGGATAGGCGGAGCTTATCTACGTTGCACTAATAATACTCCTGTGATCACAGGAATGTGGGAGAACTGCCGTATATCTAATCTAGCCATGGATGCAGACATGCGTGGATCACCCTGTATACGGGCTCATTTCTCTAAGTCCACCATTGACTTCTGTGAGTTTGTTGGGTGGTCAGGTATCGCTGTTTGGTTTAATGAAGGCGAGTTCACTGATGACTTAGGTTTCCTGAATAGATTTATGTATAATAATATCTCCGATACAGGGGAAGAGGTAGGACATGCTCTACAGTTGGAGTATCGGTTTATTGACTCATGGGTTATGTATAATAACCTAGAGTCCCGAGGCACTAACGTGGTTATTAAATCAGGTGGGCCGTTCCGTATCATTGGTAACCACATGAATGGTAACCGCTCTCCTGAGCATAATATATGGTTTGATGGTGGGGTTAGGGAGTGTATTATAACAAATAATATTCTTGAGGGCCCACGTAAGGAGTCTATTCTATATACGGCGCCAAGCTGGCTAACGGCTCCTGAGAGGGCTTCCATTACGGTTGATGGGAATATTATTCGTCAGGCCAGTCAGGATGGGCCTTATCCGATCTTCCGTTTCGACGGAACTTCTCCTAACCCTGGGTTTTATGCTGAGGGTCTTCTTATTAATAATAACGTCATCAGCACCGACTTTGAGCCTACCCATGTGGTAGAGGTTAATAACTTTAGGGACATCTCAATGATGGGTAACTATTGGAGATATGGTCATAACCCTTCCCTAGATCCGGTTAAGTTGACCGACTGTGTAAACTACGAGGTCCTTGGCAACCACGGGGATAATAATATATTAGGAGGTTAGTAGATGAGGCCCGTTTATTTTTATGAGACTCGGTCGGGTAGGCTGGTTAAAGAGGATGGCACCTTTGTTAATGAAGCCGAATATTTTGACTCTAATGGCTTTAAGGTTGTCGTTAGCCCACTATCTAAAGGCGTATTTAAGAAGATAGACATGCCAGTTCAGATTGATCCCGGTGCTGGTTATGAGCTCCACATCCTGGATAGTCCACCTGAAGGGAAGATATGGAAGATCGCTAAGGTTGAAGGTGGTGTTCCTGCTGATGTTACTTTGCAGGAGATGGCCTTAAATGGTAACTCTATGGGTTACTATGTTTCAAATGATAGCTTTGGTGGGTTTAACTTTGTCGAAAGCTACGGGGAGGGGGTAGTAGTTGGGCATGATGATGTCCTTTCTGTGAGGAAGAGTAACTCCGGGGCAGGGCAGCAGACTCCTAACCTCACTTTCTATTTGATTGAATATGATAGCGAATAAGGGGGTTTTACTTTATGGTAAAATCATATGGGGGTGGTATGACTTATACCTCTGAAGAACGTAAGGAGATTATGGTAAAGTTCTTGAAAGCCTACGCAAGATCGGGTATAATGTCCCGTTCGGCTGATAGGGCTGGGGTCCCTATTAAAACCGTTCGTAGGTGGCTTGAAAAGTATCCGAATTTTAAGGAGAAATTCGAGGACATGCAGGAAAGGTTTGTCGATGATCTTGAGATGGTGGCTATCGAAAGGGCTAAGGAGAAATCTGACTCCTTGATGGCTCTTCTTCTTAAAGCCAACCGTCCCGAAAAGTATAAGGAGAACCATAAAATTGAAGGTGATCTCCGAAATACCCATGCACCCATCCAACTGGTGTTTTCTCAAGACGAGTGGGGCGATATGCCGAACTATGTAGGAGGTGTCTCTGATGGCGGATCGAGCGAGGCCGAAGAACCGGAACAAAACGAATGATGCCATAGCGAAGAAGAGCACCGAACGTAAGGACGGGTTTGGCAATTATAAGCCATTAGCACACCAGTCCCATTTCCACAAGTCACCCGCTAAATATCGGGCTATTGTATCAGGGGTTGGTGGCGGGAAGACAACGATGGGCGTTCGTGAAGCTATCAAGCTATCGCAGGCATTCCCCGGTTCCCTTGGTTTGATCGGTCGTCTTGAAGCTACCTCACTTCGGGATACCACACAGCGCCGCTTTTTCGAGATCTGTCCACCAGAACTTATCTATAAGTGGAGAGAGACGACGGGTCATCTGTTACTTTATACTCCTGTGCCGAGCATATACAGTGAAATATTATTCAGGCGCCTCGACGAGCCGGGTCCACTGGGTTCCCTCGACTTAGATTACTTCTGGATTGACGAAGCTACAGAGGCTGATGGCTCTGAGGTACCGGAAGAAACTTTCCTTATGCTTCGCGCCCGTCTTCGCGGTGTCGTTGGACCCCTTCGTGGGTGGGTGACGAGTAACTCTGGCGGTAAGAACTGGATCTGGAAATGGTTCTTTGGCCCACAAAAACCCGATACTAACTGGGGGATCACCGTTAAATCGGATGAAAACCCATATTTGCCGCCGGGTTATGTTGAAGATTTACGGAAGAACAACCCTAAAGACTGGGTTGACCGCTTCTTAGATGCATCATTTGATGTATTTGAGGGCCAGATATTCACAGAATTTGTGGATAAACGTGGTGAAAGGCACGCTGTAACCATTGAAGAGGCCTACACCATGCACACATATGACGAAAACTCACCCGAAATACGGGCCCATGTAAGTAGACTATCACGTATTGAAGCTGGCTTTGACTTTGGCGTTGGAGCCCCCACCGCTGTTCCTGTGGCCAAGGTAGGAATTGCCCCTGATGGGATGATAGATTTATGGGTGGAAGACGAATATTACAAAGAAGAAGCGAATATCAGGGTAGTTGCCGAATGGATAAAGTCAAAAGGTCTTAATTATGTCTATGCTGACCCTTCTACTCAGAACAGAGGGGCTAATGGTGAGTCACCAATGATGTTATATGCAAAGGAAGGGGTTAGTCTGATCCCATCACCTAATGATGTGAACACCAAGATCGCAACAATCCACCAATTCTTGTTGAGGTTTAGAATACACATCTCCAGTAGGTGTGTTCATCTAAGGTCACAGATGGGTTCATATAAATGGAAACCACAGCCCAGGGGGGCCAATTCAGACCACAGGTCAAAACCTCTAAAGAGGGATGACCATGCCATTGATGCTTTGGGTTATCTATTGATGAGTATAGGTCTGGGAGCTCTATCCTATGATCCGTTAAAGCCCGGTCAAAGGGTGGGTAGAGTGGCTCCTGATCGTCACCCATCACTAGATGAGGACGAGGATACAAATCATGGGGATTATGTCTCTATTAAAGACTTCGAGATGATGGGGGGTGTGTAGGAAGATGATTTCATCTATCTTGTTAGCCTCCATCGTTTGGGTTTTCTTTCTAGTTAGTAATATTGCTGTGGGCTTTGTTATGTATCGACTGGGTCTTAATGGCAGGATTAAGAATTACACTGAGAAGTTTGATGAAGATGAGGCGGTCAATAGGATTGCTAACTCTTTGGGTGGAGGACATATCCCTGGTTCTGAATTCAATCCATTTGAAACCCAACCGTTGCCTAGATATAAATATTTCAGTATGGATGAGGATGACCAAGAGAGGGAAATGGATGATGATGTAAATTATGGTTTCGCTCCAGATCCAGTTGTACCAATGGGAGGTGATGAATTAAATGGCGAGGGCAAGCGTAAGACAGGACAACCAGATTGAGCATAAACGGAGCATTGACCATCCTAATAGTGAGAAGGACTGGATCACGAATAAGATGGTAGATGACAACTATAAAGCCGCCTACATTGGGGTGCAACAGCTTAACTTACATACCCAATGGGCTTCATTTGATGATTATTGGCGTAGTAAACAGAACGAACCACAATCTGAAGATGACCCTGGGTCGGTGACCAATGTGATCCACCCAGTTATTGAGTCACAGGTTTCAGATTTAGTTGACAGTCCTGTGGATTTCCTTGTTAAAGGCAGGGAACCATCAGACCAGGCCCATGCCTCTTACGTAAAATTTATTTTACAGTGGATATGGGATCAGAATACTATGACTATTAAGCAAGACCAGTTTGAAAGACATCGGTTAAAATATGGGACTGGCATTTGGAAGGTTTATTTTGACCCCTTAGGTAATAAGGGTAGGGGAAAGGTTTGTATAGATGTTATTGGGCCGGAAAAGTTTTACTGCGACCCCAAAGTAACTAGCCCCTACAAAATACAGGATGCGGATTTTATGTGTCAGGTGTCTGATGTTTCTCTGACTTGGCTTGTCAGACGTTTCGGAGTCCGCGCTAAATACGTTAGGCCCAGGACCCGAACCAAATATGATGCTAATATTTATCAGGGTGAGGGTATTAAAGATGCTGTCGGTATCCTAAACAATAGCACCACCTTAATAGAGCACTGGTGTAAAGATGAGGAAGGGCTTTTAAGGCTGGTGTATAAAGCCGATGATGTTATCCTGTGGGACAGTGGATGGGATGAGAAGAAGAGAGAGGGAAAGGATGCCAAGTATTTCCATAGGCCAAGTGAGGGTTTTTATAAGCATGGCAAATATCCCTTTGTCATTGTCCCTTGTTATCTTCGGGAAGGACAAATTTGGGGTATGGGAGACGTTGAAATGCTTAAACCTACCCAAGACCTTATCAACGATATTGACGACCAGATCCGACTGAACACTAGGCTGATGGGTAACATCCAAATTGTAGTGGGCCTGGCCTCAGGGATTAATCCTAACAAATGGACTAATCGGGTTGGTCTTAGAGTCCCAGCCAGGGACCCTACCGCATGGCGTATTGTTCAGCCACAGGGTCTACCTCCCCATATTATGGATAGGAGGGAGCTCGCTAAGAGGGAGTCGGAAATCATCTCAGGACGTCCAGACGTAGTTGATGGTCGTAAGCCTGCAGGTCTTAAAGCGGCTTCTGCCATCATCGCACTTCAAGAAGCTGGCAACCGACGGGTAAATCACAAACGTCTGATGAGCCAGATGGGGTTGTCTGAGGTATTAACTATTGCCTTTGAACAATTCAAGGAGCACTTTAACCAAGAGATAGCTATTCGTATTGCTGGAAAAGAGGTAGAAGGCGACGATAATTTCATCTGGGTAAAGGGCTCAATGTATAATGAGATCCCTAAACTTGTACCTGACCGACTGGCCCAGCCAGATGTCAATGGTGTAGTTCCTCTGAAAAAGCTACCTGTGGTAGACGAGGCGGGTAAGGAAGTTCCTGATAGGTATGAAACCAAAGAGGCTGAGTTTGATTTCCATGTTTCAATTGGAGCCGGACTTCCAAAGAACAAAGCATTCCTTTACCAAGCTGCTGTTGAGTTGCATAGGGAGCAGATACTTACTACGGAGGAAACACGCCACTTTATTAAAGAGATGATAGATTGGCCTTTGTTGACGCCGTTTCAGATACAAGGGGTATTTAGTCAGATGAGAGAGCCACAACAGGTACAACCAGAGGCACCACCTCAGACTGGAACACCTAATGGTATGGATCCCACTATTATTGGGCAACTACAGCAGGCGTTAGGGGGTAGATAACTATGAGGGTTAGCACTTTATATAAATATACTACACAGCACAAGAAGAACCCCTTTGTACGAATGGAGGGGGTTGCTCACAGGGTTTTAGACCTAGATGTTTGTCCTAAGTGTTCTAACCTTACTCTTGGCGATACGCGCAAAGATGACCCTGTGAAGAGGTATAGAACCTGCCCTGTTTGTGGCTGGCATGGCCCAGCCGGTAAGACACTTAGGGATCTTGTTCAAGAAGATGGTATCATGAAAGGCGGTGAGTTATACCTCCGCTAACATAATCATCAGGAAACCCCACTGATGATCTTTGTATGGGTTGACACTTCGGAACAGACGATGAACACCCTGTGGTGGGGTTATTAACCTGACACTTCGGAACAGACGATGAAAACTTCGTACGCCGAACGTTAGCAGGCAAGGAGGAAATAGTATGGGGTGGTTAAGAGGTCTTTTGATGAACCAAGATGGTGGAGCTGCAGGTGGTGGTAATGGTGACGCCGGACAGGCAGGAGCTGGACAACAGCAACAGCAGTTCGGGGATCAGGGACAGCAAGGTGCAGGACAACAAGGCAATCAAGGTCAAGCGGCTGAGGCTGGAACCGACGGAGGCCAAGAAGGAGCAGCGGCTGGAGTAACCGGAAGTCTTGAAGGCGATGGTGGAGTAACCTTTACACCGGAACAAAAAGCTGCGATTGCCAAGATGATTAGCGGCCGGGTTAATGACGTTAAGAAGCAGTATGAGGGTTCTGAGGTCTATAAGCAGGCAGTTGAGATGATTGGCGACATCATCGGATCCAAGGACGTTAATGTCATTAGCCAACACCTGAAAACCTTGCACGCCCAACATCAGGCGAAACAAATGGGTATGACACCTCAAGGCTACCAGGCTTACCAAAATCAACAGCAACAAACCCAGCAACAGCTCAATGAAACCAAAAAGGTGCTGGCTGGTCAGCAAGTCGACCAGATGAAATCGGATCCCAAGTATGCTGATGCTGACTTGTATCGCGATCAAATCATCGACCTTTCTGTGCAATCCGGTCTATCAGTCCAGCAAGCCTATTGGGCTGTAGCTGGTGAAATGGCCGCCCAAAGACTTTCAGCCTCCGCCGCCTCTGATGCGGAACATCGCACCATGAACAATATCACGAATAACCGAACTAAACAAGTTCAAGGTGGAGACTCGGGCGGTCAAAATGGTGGTCCTAAAGTGACGCCTGAAATCCAAGCGGCTGCAATGAAGGTAGGAATGGACCCTGTGGAATACATGAAGTATTCCGGTATTACTTCAATTGATGAAGCTAGAGCACTTCGTCCTAAACAATAAGAGGAGGTATGATCCCGAATGGCCGATTTTATTTATGCTTATGACCTTAATGGCGGGGAACGGCGTACCCAAGAGTACATTGCGGGGGGTACCATTTTGGCTAACCAGCCCGTTAAACTTTCCGCTGGTAAAGTAGTGGCCTGTGCTGGCGGTGACACCAATATTATTGGGGTGTCTGCAACTTCAGCAGTTGCCAATGAGCCCATCGAGGTTATTACTAATCAGAGGGCCGTATACAGATGTGAGTATAAGGGCTCCAGCAAGACCTCTTTAGCCCAAGCCGACATTGGGTCGGTGTTTGACTATAGCGCCTCAGATAACAAAATGGATCTTGATGACGTAACGGGTGCTACCCTTCGGGTTGTTAAGTATAACAACGAAGGTAAGTATGCTTGGGTTACTATTGAGGACTCCGCACAGGCACTTTAATATCATAACTAAGGGAGGAATATAGAATGATTGCATCTGGTAATTTCCAGGCTCTTCTTGAGCCAAAACTTCGTAAGGTTTTCTTCGAGTCCTATGATGAAAAGCCAGAAGAGTACAGCGGTGTCTTCCATGTTGCCGACTCTAAGAAAGCGAAAGAGACTGATCAGCATGTCACTGGTCTTGGCCTGTGGGAAAAAAAGGCTGAGTCTGGCCCAATTAGCTACGCTGAGATCGGTATGGGTGACGAGGTAACATATATTCATGAAGAGTATGCCAAGGGCATTCAGGTTCCGCGTAAACTGGCCGATGACGAGATGTATGATGTTATTAATAAGTTACCTAAGGAGCTTGGACGTGGAGGTCGTGCACTTGTTGAAACAACCGCGTCTAGCGTATTCAATAATGGTTTCACTCAAAGTGGGTATGATGGAGTACCTCTCTTCTCTGATAGCCACCCATTAAAGGGTAAGGATAAGAAAAACCCCGCAGCCGTTGGTGATAACTACCTTGACTTGGTATTTGATGGTTCCGGGGCGGCATTAGAAGAAGCCATCAAGTTGCTTCAGGCCCAGACCAATGATAATGGACTGAAGATCCAGGCTAAAGCAGATACCATTATTGCACCCACTGATTTGGAGTTTACAATTCTACGGGTACTTAACTCTGCTCTCCAAGCTGGCACTGGAGATAATGACACGAACGTGTTAAAGGGTAAGTTGAAGCCCGTTATCCTCAGCTATCTCGATGATACCAAGTCATGGTTTGTAGCTGATAGCACCCTCCATGAGTTATGGTTTTTCTGGAGAGTTAAGCCTGAGTTTAAGGGTGAAGAAAACTTCGATACAATGGTCGCTAAATATCGTGGTTACCTTCGTTTCTCTGTTGGTTACTCTGACTGGAGAGGCCTGGTTGGTTCGGATGGTACGGCTTCTTAATCTGTTTAGGGCTCCGCTTTGTGCGGGGCCTCTTTTAATCGTTAAGGGGGTGTAACCGTGACCATCGCCAGTATAACAGCTCAGAACCTTAGGGCACTTATTGGTTTTATTACCAACGGATGGGGTAGAGCGTCAGTAACTATAGCCCCATATGATGCTAGCGACACTTCTAAAAAGGGCGCAGATGTAGTTCTAAAAGGTCAGGATGACCAGATGGAGATTAATGAGGTTATCCATAGTATGTCGCGTGGAAACATTCACCTCATGGAGGGTAATGTATATTTATCTGACAGTATCACTGTTAAAAGTGAGATGATGATAACTGGTTCGGGTCATAGTACCCAAATCCGTCCATTGGGTAACACAAAGGCCATCAAGAGACTGGATGAAAATCAGACCCTAATTAAATGCATCTTTAAGGACTTTCGCATAGAAGGCCCCAAGAATGACGACCCAACTACCCACTCTGTGGGTATTGAGGTAGCCGCACAGGAGTGCATATTTGAAAACCTTTGGCTGACACAGTGTGAGATGGGATTAAATTTAGATCCAGGCGGTGGCAGTTCCCTAATGAACTACGTATCTAAATGTTACGTTTTAGACAACCGCCTAATTGGTATGAGGTTAGGAACTGACAGTAATGTTAGTCAAACAATGATAGGGAGCAATGGAGTCCCCGGAATAGATAATATAGACTACAACTCCTGTGGTATTCTACTTACCGGTTGGGGTTCAAGGCTTATTGGTTGCCATCTGTATAAAAATAATGTTCATATAAGGGCTGATTATGCCGCATTTGGTACCATTCAGGGTTGTCAGTTTGAAGCTGGTTATAGGGAGGATATAAACTTCGTGGGGAGGGCCTGGAATTTCTTGGTTAGTCATAATATGTTTGGTGGAAAAGACCCTAATGCCCCTAACCCCAATGACTACAATGGTCAATATTCCTCCATTCGTTTCGAGTCCATAAGCCCGGATAATGGGGCATATCGTAACATGATTAATGGGAACACCTTTGCTATGAACACAGATCGACCAGAAGGCAAGTATAAGTATTGTGTCGAGGAGTCTACTAACTGTGATCATAACTTTATCACTGGAAACTTCTTCACCGATAATTATGTGGAGGAAGACCCTGTACTCGCCGTCGGGAATAATACTTTTGTAACGGCTAATATGCGTTAAGAAGGGGTGGGTCTCATATGTATGTTCAACAGTCACATCCCACGAGATCCTTATCCATTACTGATAAAGGGGCTAGATCAGGTGGGGTTTTCGATTGTTCATACGCTATAACCCGGGCAATAAATGAATTAAATCAGTATGGAGGGGGCATATTGCACATCCCTAAGGGTATCTATAGGGCGAAGTTGGATATAACCAATGTCTCTAACATTTTGTTCTGTGGGGATGGGCCATCCTCTGTGCTAATTCTCCCGCCTGATGATCATGGAAATGTTATGAACATCTCTCACAGTGATAATCTGGCCTTCAAAGATTTCACTTTGGATGGTAATCGAGACAACAATGATATAGGAACAAATGAAGAGCTACAGAATTGTTTACGCTTAATAGGATGTACTTTCTGTGATCTGTCAGGTGTTAACACCATCAATGCTTGGATGTCTGGTATTAAACTAGGGGGATGGGCTGGATGGGAAGGTAAAGAACCCTTTGTTGATGATGAGAAGGGTTGCGAGAACATTACTATCCGTTCCTGTAAAGTATATCATGTTTACGACCAGGGCATAGGAGTATGGTCTAGTAAAAGGGTATCGGTAGTGGGGAACCTTATTATTGATGGGGGTTGGGCTGGGATATCGTTTACACACTCAGACTATAGTGTGGCTTCTGGAAATATTAGTGGCTTCAATAGTTATTTAGTTAATGCCCCTAATGGGGAGGGTACTGGTATAGCTATTGAAGGTGGGTTCTTTAACTCTGTTAATGGGAATGTATGTGTGGGTAACAATGCTACGGGCATAAGAGTAGACAACGCACCACAAGACCAGTCTAGATTTTCCCAGAACAACATTATATCCTCTAACGTTTGTCACTCTTCACAAGGTGGTGGCCAGGGTCTATTTATTAACCGGTCTAAGGGCACCATAGTCAGCAGCAATATTATGGCCTACAATGATGGACATGGGGTGGAGTTCTCGGAACAAGCCGAAGACGTTCAATTCTTGGGCAATAAGGTGATGTCCAATGGAAACTGCGGTATACTCTCTAGGGCAACCAGAAGCCTGATTGATGGAAACCACATACACGATAACGTCAGTGAGGGCCTAATCCTTACTTTAACCAAAGTTAATAATTTAGGATCTAACCATATATACAACAATGGGAGCCAGGGTATAAGTCTACGTGGTGTAGAGCACTGTAGTTTAGTTGGCAACAAGGTGTTTAATAATAGTGCCCAGGGTATTGAAATACGTGATGAGGGTAGTATCCCATCTATGTATAATACCATTAGTAACAATAACTTGTTTGATGACCAAGGCATTGCTACGCAGACTAGAGGGTTGGAAGAAATCGGTAATAGTGACTATAATCTTATTACCAACAACATCGCCACCGGAAACAGGGACGGTCAGATAACAACTGTGGGGTCCAATACAATTGCGGCTAATAACATAGCTAGTTAAGAGGGGGGGGTGTTTAGTTGAATACTTGGAATGACGTTATCTCCTTGGCTGATACCAACTTTAGGAATACCTTTCAAAGCTCGGTTAAGGTTAAATGGTTATCCCTAGCTTTAGCCCAGGTTCTCCAGCTAAAATTTAATAGGGACGTAACATTCGCTTTTATTGACGTTTATAAGGACATCCAGGATTTACCCATACCCGATAACTGTGAGACCGATGACATTATATCCCTTCAGGTTGAAGTAAATGCAGATACCGGTGTATTCAGAGACTACCTTTACCGTGATATAACCGATCCAGTTGAAGGCCCCTACTATACTATCATCAACAAGATGATCCACATCCAGACTAGGCCATCTGAGGATAAGTTGGCGGTTCTGTTCTACATAGGGACCCCTGAACTTACTACGGATGATTTGGACAGCACGGTTCCCTTACCGCTGGCCTATCGTGAGTTAATGGTTCATGCTCTTTGTGAAAGGATGGCGGCTGCAAGGAATGATGTCGTAAGGAAGAATAATTTTAAGTCTGACTATGACTCATTATTGGGTGACTTCCTTATGAACCAGTTTAACAATTCACCTGAATATCCTGTGGCTAAAGATGTTCTTCCAAGGAGGTCTTCTTATGGGGGGAAGATGGCAACATGGCCCTATGGATCGCCAGACGAGTAACATATCCTTCGGGGGTGGAGTTAATAATGGAGTAGTCGCCACCAAGATTGCTCCAGAGCAGTCTCCTGATGAGTCTGGATGGGTTTTGGATACCAACTATCCGGCTCTTGTACCTATTCCCGGACGGTCGGCATTAGGCTCTGTTCTTTCCGGCACACCCCGGATGTTGGCTGAGTACCATAACTCTATATTTATCAGGGCCAATGGTGGCACTATTCAGAGATGGACTGGATCTTCATGGTCCAACATCGCTACGGGTCTATCTGATACCGACTGGAATTGGGTCAATTTTGAGGTAGAAGGTGATAGGGTTATTATCTTCACTAATGGGGTAGATAACGTAAAGAGCTGGGATGGGTCTGCCTTTTCGGATCTAAGTGAGGATGCCCCTAAAGGAAAGTTTATCACTACTGATAACCTTAGGGTATGGATTGCCAAAGATGATGTGTTGCATTTCTCTGCCCAACTAAAAGCGGATGACTGGACCTCGGCAAGGAATAGTGGGTTTATCCAGTTTTATACTCCACAGGGTGGGGACATCACTGCCTTAATAAGATATTCAAATCGTATTGTGGCTTTCAAGTCAGATGCTATGTCTGAAATCCATGGTGAAAGTTTCTACGATCTTGAACTTGTGGATATCTCCATGAACATTGGATGTGTAAACTCCAAGACCATCCAAGAGGTTCAAGGCTACCTTCTGTGGTTGTCCGAAACTAATGTATGTATCTACACAGGAGGAAGACCTAAAGAGGTAGGAGATAACATCAAAGGTTTTCTAAGCCGTATCAATTGGGCTCATATTGATAAGTGTTTTTCGGGGACTGATGGAAGAAATTACTATCTTGGCCTAGTAACCGACAATGATACTGAGCCAAGAACCATTTTGGGCTTTGATCCGAAAAAAGGTATTTGGAGGGTGTTTAGTAAAGATCGTTATTACCGACAATCATATTTATTCAATAACGAGTGGTATATGACTAGCACCGATGGTAATACTTATCTCATTTCTGGAGTGACTGAGGCTCTTAATCAATCCGAGTATATCATTGGTCCGCGGGATGAAGGAGTACCACAGACTGAGAAGGAGTACTATGCTATCCACATTCAGGGTTATATACCTGAAGGGTCTGGGTTAGAGGTCTATGTATCCAGATCAGAACGAGGTGATAATTTTGATCTGGTTGACACTGTGGAGGGGTGGAATGATGACAGCCAATCGTCCGATATCATAGTGCCGTTAGATGGTGTAATGCCTAGTCACTGGTTTAGGGTTAAGCTGGTATTAACGGGCCCGGGCATTATATATGGTGCCCAGTTGGAGTTTGATGTATATCCAGTACAAATCTAAGGAGGAATAATTTATGGATTTTGATGGTGAGTTCGATATCGAAGAGAGTATTACCGATCAGGAAAGATCAAGTGCTAAGAGCCAGGTTCTTTCAAACCTCCGGTCTAGGTATCTCCAGAGTAAAGCTGAGTACATCGCTATGATTGCTATTGGCAACACCCTTAAAGCTGACATGATGAAGAAGCAGATGGAAGAGTGTGATCTATCCTATAAGGCCGTAGAGCAGGAGATGTGATGAGACATGTTGCCGCAACTCCCTAGTATTGATAGCCTGGGAACCATTGAGGAGGTTAAGGACTATCTCTACCAATTTGAACGCACTCTTAATTATCTCCTTGGGGGTAAGTTGGGTAGTAAAAACATCAGGGAGATAGGGGGTTTTCTAGTAACCCTAGACACCTTTAGCTCTGAAGATGGATTTGTTGGGCTCACTACTGCGGGAGATCTACGCATATGGGCTGGGGGTGATGATCCATCTTCGGCCCCATTTAGAGTCTACCACGATGGAGATTTATATGCTTCATCTGCCAACCTAACAGGTAGTATTATTATTGGATCCAATGATGGTCAAATAGGCTTGACCACTGAGGGTTCGATTAGGTTGTGGTTAGGTAGTGCAATCCCCTCTTTAGCCCCATTTAGGGTTCATGAGGATGGGAGCTTTTATGCTACGGATGCTAACCTTTCAGGTAATATAACGATGACGGGTGGATCTATTCAGTGGACTGAAGTGAACCCACCTACACCATCTGATGTTGGTGCAATTGAAGAGAATGATCCTAGACTTAGCCAGTTGAGCACATTGGGCCAATATCTGGGCGATCTAAGCCAAGGGCAGATAACTGGGTTGCCCGGAAAGTTGGTCAACATAAATTCAATTGGTGAGTATATAGGAGCCCTTAGTCAGGGTCAGGTTACGGGACTATCCAACCGATTAACCCACATCACATCCACGGGGGTCTATACAGGAACCGTTGGAACCGACCAGTTGATAGCTGGCTCTGCACTTATTGGCAGTGCTCTTATAGGTGAGCTCGCCGCCAACAAGATTACTGGTGGTGAACTTACAGCTGTGAACCAGTTGACCATTGGGGTATTTAGTGACTCCCATACTTCTAAGAGTTTAAGGTTTAATAGCGGGGCTACTCTTTCAACCATTAGTGATGGTATTGGCGGTTTTGCCGCCTTAAGGTTATCAGGTAACATCATTGAACTCCAAGGTAGTTCTGTTATACGTATGGTAACTAACGCTAATGGGTTTGTGGATTTTAATAATGCCGAGATCCGTAACTTTAATGGGGTCGCTGTCTTCGGGTAAGGAGGTATATTATGGCTATAATTGGAAACCCTTCTAATCCCCCCTCTTCTAATACATACGTAGGTAAGGGTATTAGAAGTGACAACAATCTAACCCTTAACATTTACGGTCACCCTCTGCCAAACTTTTTAAGTGATGATCCATTTTTCTCCAATGCTGACGTACCCTGGAGTATAATAAGTCCTACTACTCTGTTTAATGTTTCTGATTTAACTGAAAACCATGAAGTTGTGTGCGTTCTTTACAATGACTCTGTCCCCCTTAGTGAAGGGGATACCGTAAGTTATGTTATTAGGTGGTATAGGGTCAGAGGTAATAAGTTAGTTTTTGAGTATCCAGGCTATTGGTCACCTGTACCTAGTAGTGGTAACTATCTTCTGGCTTGCGCCGGTTGGATAGGCTGGCTAGCCTATGACTTAACTGGGGCAGCTACTTACCCAGAGTTGCTTGAAATACAGGAGAACGGAGATTATTATGCTGTTATAACGTTCTCAGGGGCAAGCATACCTACTAAATATGCCTACTTTAATGTAAAGGGTTTACCGCCGGCGACTTTTTCTTATGAGGATACCATAGGGAACACATCTTTTGGCTGGGTAGTTAGGGCTTCTGAGTATTTCGACTCCAGCAATTATATTAGAGCTGGAATTTCTACATCCCCTGTGAGTAGTGGACAGAGCTCACCACCCAGTGGCATACTGGGTTATACTAATGCACCCTCTAGTAACTCAGGCTCAGCTGTTGAGGGGACTGCTACTGGACTAACGCCGGGGACAACCTATAATTTTTATGGGTTTGTTCAGGCGGCTAATGGACTATATTATCCTGCGGGTTCCTACAGTGTAACAACTACCGATAAGCCAGCTACGCCACCTGCCCCAACTCTAGTATATAGACTAGATGGGGGATTTCGTTTAGAGTGGGAGGAAGTCCCAGGACTTATACTGGGGTATAGACTTCGAGTAAGAAGAGGTTATGACAACTATACTATAACAACCAGCATACTTACCCTTAACCCTAGGAGCGTAACAGGACTACAGTATGGGGTAACGTATTATGTATCTGTGCAGGCGGTGGGATGGAGTCAATCCTCTGATTGGGGCCCTGAAAACCCCGTAACAACCGCACCTAGAACCCCCTCCATTACCACAGGACTAATTGATATGGACACCATAGAGATAGTATCCTCAGTCAGTGAGGGGAACTGGGATGATGTCCGTATAGATAGGTACACCGACTCCAGTGTATATATTGATACCAAGTACGTGACCTTTAATGGGGGCTCTGCAACTTGGACTGGACTACCGAACGGAACTTACTTTAGGTTCGTAGCTAACTCAAGGTTCGAAATCAACAGTGTCATCTTAGAAAGCATCAATCCAGCTAACCTTAGGGTTTCGACCACAGGGGCTAGACCCGATGACTTTTCTTGGCATACTCCTAAGGTGCAGGGAAGCCCTGCAATCGTAACGGCCTTAGAGTGGAATGATTTTACAGACAGGATAAACCAGTTTAGAACCTATAAAGGTCTAGTCACCATCACCTTTCCAATAGAAATACAAGGAGGTGAGGTTAGAGCTGATAGATTTAACCAAGTCATAGTTGCAATAAGCGACATGGGCTATTCTATACCACCCCCGCCTTCACAAAGCCCAGGAAGCCCTATTTATGCTTCTCTTCTAAATGGCGTAGTAAACTCACTTAATTCAATATCATGAAGGAGGAACCTAAGATGGCAACCCCTGTGGTAACAGGAAGTAACCCACCCGATTATGCTCCTTATAGGAACGCCATTAATCAGATTGTTTATTCTAAAGGACAGTATAGCCAAGGCCAGCGGAATAACAATCAAGGCATGATGAACTGGGCACAACAGAATGCCCAACAGTATTATGGTGAGTTGCCCACAGAACTGGCTAATCAACTTAGGGGTATGGACTACAACCAAGCCCAGCAGTTTTATAAAGGCTTAACAACTTCCCCGGCCCCTAGCACAACAGCCCAGCCATCGGGTTATCAAAGACCGGATAACCCATATGATGATAGGGTAACTGATTTAATTAATCAACTTGGGCAGTCCATTAATACACCACGAGTTAATCCTTATGACAGCCAGATACAATCATTACTAGCAGAGATACAAACTATGATGAACAGACCCCCTGTGGACCCTAGAACCACCAATGAGTATGCCGCCGGTAAGGCTTCAGTCGATCGTCAAGCTGCTGAAAGTGTAAGGCGGACTATGGAAGCCTTAGGTGGTTCAGGTTTGGCACGGTCTAGTATTGCCCTTGAGAGGACCCAAGATATTAATAATTCCGCAACCGAGTATCTTGAGACCCAACTCGTCCCAACCATTGCGGCCCAGCTTAGAGCACAGGATCTTCAGGGTATCCAAACCTCCATGGCCCTACTTCAAGGGTTGTCACAACAGCAAGGCATGTTTGACCAGCGCACACAGAATGAGCTCCAAAACCTGGGAGCTTTGCTCGGAGCCTTAACTGGTCAACAAGGGGTGTTCGATGAGAGGGCCCAAACTGATTTCCAAAATAATCTTGGCCTAGAGAACCTGGATATAAACAGGCAACAGCTCGATCTTAGCCGTCAACAGGTTGACTTACAGAGACAGGCTCAAGAGTTTAACCAACAGCAAGCTAGTATTCAAAATGAGTTGGCACAGATTGGGGCCGCCCTTGAACGCACCCAGATACTTGGCTCTGTGAGTAATGAGGACTCGTCAATACTCGGGGTCCCTGCTGGAACACCTACATTCCAGGCTCGGGAAGCGGCAGCCCAAAGACAGCAACAGCTATCCATTTTGGATAGGCAACTGGAGGCTGAGAGGTCTAACCTCGAGAGGAGGATTGCGGCAGATGCCGAACAATCTAGGCTTAATCGCCAAGCCCAACAGAACTCAGCTAGGGTTAGTGAATTGCTTAATATTTGGCAAGCTACCAATAGCGCTCCTCCCGGTTTAGAGTCTTACGGTATCCGGCCGGGTCAAACTTATAACCCATCACTTACACCAAGCCAACAACTAGATCAACTTCAACTAGAACAAATGCAAGCAGATGCGTCTGAACAGGCAAGGGTTCAACAGTTAGTTCCTGTGTTTCAAGCTACCTACTCACTGGATACCATAACTGCCCAAGCCATGGTAAGTGCGATGGATAACCCTACACTTGAGTCGGCTATTGAGGACATTAAAGCCCATGAGAACCAGCTCAAACAAATGGGAGTGAATACCAAAAAGCTCCGGGATGCTGTGAGGTCTGAGTTTAGTAAGAGCAATGACCCCTACGGTAATATAACCTTTGACCCAAGTAGCTTAAACTTTTGGCAACAGCCAGCAACAGTTACCCAAGACGTATTCGGAAGGTGATTTCAAATGGGTCTTTCTGACTTTATAAATGGGGGTAGGTCCTCTTCCTCCCTTAACTCAGGAAGGGGCCTCTCCGGGTTCTCCTCGTCCTTCGGTACGGGGCAACAAGCCACAGACTATACAACTCGTATATCTAATGCACAACAACGCCTTATTTCTGTGGGCCAACCTTTGCCTATGCCGGAAGATAAAGACACCATCTTAGATGGAGTATTCAATGTCTTAAACTATTTGAATAATAAAAAGAACCAAGGACTGTCTTACCTGTCAGGAAATGAAGATGCCTTCAGTGATGATATTTCTGGGGCTGAGCTGCTTCAACAATGGGGTATGGGAGAAGGCGTGGGTAATCAAGTGGCTGGGTTTGGTTTTGATCTTGTAACTGACCCACTTAATCTACTGACCTTTGGTACCGCTGGAGCCGCAGCCCAAGGGGCTAAGGGTGCAGTAAGGGCTGGACAGCTTGCTCTAGAAGGTGCTACCGCCAGCCGCCCTACTGTGGCTAAACTTGGGGCATTCGGTAGATATGTTGACATTCCAGGCTCAGATAGGGTAATAGGGGCTATTGGTAGAACGGCTAGAAATGCTACAAGTAAGATGGGGGAATTTATTCAGCAGAGAGCCCCAGAGCTAGCACGTATTGGTGAGGAAGCTAAAAACCTAGGTGGACGTCTATTTGTTAGGGGTTATGGGATACCGGGGTCTGTAAATCAGATTACCCAACAGGCACAAGACCTCTTTAGAATGGATACTCAAGACATCGTTAATGAGGTTACTGGTATAACCCGAAACTGGTCGGATGTAGATCAAATGAAAGTTATCTCTGCTGTGGAAGACCCATTGAAATTTACTGAGTTAAGCCCCAATGAAGTTCAAGCCTTTAATCAGGTTAAGGATTTCTTTGATGTAAATTTCCTTAAGGCCCAGGAGTACGGGGTCATAGATGAGTTTAGGGCTAACTATATACCACACATATTTAAGGGTAAAAAGGAGGAGGTTGCTGAGGCCCTAGAACAGTTAAGACGTAGGGGTGCTCGTATATCAACCTCTTCAGGGTTCAACCAACAGCGTACTATCATGGACGACTTATCAGCGATCATGTCAGACCCTGAACTGGCCTCTAAGTTAAAGCCCGAAACCGACCTTAGTAAGATAATGGGTATTTATAAAGTAAGCCTCCAGAAAGCCATTCGTAACCAAGATATGATAGATGAATTAGTCCAGCTAGGTCCTGATGTTATTCGCCGTTATGATGAGGGTGATATACCCACCGGTTGGGTAAGGGCCCCTGTTCAACAGCTTAGGGGTTATGCTGTACCTCCTGACATAGCTAGGCACCTAAAAGACGTACTTGAGCCCTTCACCAATTCAGATACAGCCAACAGGCTCTTTAAACTTTATGATGATGTGTTGGGTTGGTGGAAGGGCATGGCTACTGTACCTAACCCTGGCTTCCATGTGAGGAACTCTTTAGGTAATATCTTTAACAACTACCTTGCCGGAGTTAGGACATTACAACCTTATAAACTAGCTGTAGGCGCCATTAGGGCCGATGATACCAAGCTGGATGATTTCTATGATTTAATACGTACTAGATCGGGGGAAGACCTTAGCCCGGTACCCTTAGGCACCAACCTAAACACTCCGGGTTTAGACATACCTGAGGCACAGATCAATATATCCCGGGTATTTAATGAGCCTAGGTTTAGGGAAGTCATTACAGGAGGGGATGGGCCTAAGATTAAAGTTAGGTGGGGCAACCAAGATGTCGATGTTAATATGACTGGAATTAAATTATTGGCCCGCCTTAATGGCATTGTTGGTAGGGGGTTTATAGCTGGAGACGTCACTGATACAATAGATGATGTTATGCGTAGGCTACGTAGTGAAAGAAGCCCTCAAGACTTTAACCCTCTGTCTAGGGAAAACGTGGCATTTAGAGCAGCCGAGAATGTGGGCATCACCGTAGAAGATCATGCCCGTTTAGCCCACTTTATTGACCGCTTACAAAAGGGGGATACCCCACTTGATGCCGCCCTATCTGTGAAAAAGTATCTGTATGATTACACTAACCTAACTACCTTTGAGAAGAATGTGATGAGACGCTTCATACCATTTTACGCATTCACTAGATTTAATTTACCGCTACAGTTAAAGGAGTTGGTTAAGCAACCTAAGTATGCCGCAGTAATGGGTAAGTTTCAAAATTTTATGGATGAACTGTCCACACAGGTAACGGGCGAAGATATTGGCAATGAAGATCTGCCCAAATACCTTCGGGACCTGTATGCTGTGAGGCTACCATTCCAAATTGGTGATCGTGATATAACATTGGGTATTGATTTACCCATCCGAGATGTTAATTCCATTCGCCCACAGGAATGGTTTTCAATGATGACTCCTTTCTTAACGGTCCCCTTTGAACAGGTGGCGAATAGAAATGTGTACTTCGACAGAGATTTAGAAAACTATGAAGGCCAAACAGTAAGGGCCCCTGGATACCTACAAGGCATCTTCAAGATGGTTAAAGCTATGGATGAAGACGCACCCTATTCTGAGGCCTTTAATCGGATAGCCAACAGCATGGGCTTTACTGTAGCATTCAATGAAGAGAATGGGGAACCTGAGCTTAGAGTACCTGTGAGGTCTGCACACATCCTTAACCAATTTGTAGCACTCAAGAATGCAGGGAAACTGGTGGAGTCCACAACAGGTGAAGCCTATGACCCTTTTGGTGTATCGTCTATGTTAACAGGGGTATCGGCGGTGAGCAATACATCACAACAAAGACAGCAACAATCGCAATATAATGAGTATCAACGACTCGAAGACTTGTTAAGAAAACTTAGAGAAGAGGGCCGTCCTGTTCCTACACTCCAAGAGCTCGGTCAACAAAGAATGGCACAGGGGTCTGGGCTAGCCTCATTCGTGGGGAGGTAGTAGCTTGGAAATAAGGAGTGATGAGCCATTGGAGGTTAAGGTCGCTCGGATGGAAGAGAAGATCGAAAATATTGAAACTGCTGTTTACCGAATAGAGAAGGCTTTAACCTCTGCACAACAATCTTTTGTAACTCAAAAGGAGATGGAGTTCAGGGATAAGCAGATTGAAAAACTTGAGAACAATCAGACTTGGCTATGGCGTACTGTTCTTGGGTCAGTTATTGGAGGGGGGATTGGAATTCTATTCTTAGCATTTCAAGTATTTATGAAAGGGGTAGGAACATGATCGAAAAAGACAATTATCTCCCAAAGGGTCATAGGAACCGGCCGGGCAATAGTATGAAACCCCAGGGTATACTATTCCACACTACGAACAACTGGAGTGATGGGTCAGGTGATGAACTGCATGGAGAGTATATGGTGAATGTCAAGGATAGGGTTGTCAGTTGGCATGATACTGTGGATAAAGACAGCATTACACACCACATCCCCTACAACGAGAATGCATGGCACGCTGGAGATGGAATGAATGGTAAATATAATCGCAACTGGATCGGGGTCGAAATAGCGTGTGAAGCCGTTGAGCCAGGGGAGCCTTTGGATAAAGAAACATACAACAATGCTGTCCTTCATATTGCGAAGCTAATGGCTCAATTTGCGTTTGACTGGGATAGGCTACAACCACATAATGTCGTCTATGGTAAAGACTGTCCCCATCATACTCTATTTGACAGGATGGAATTCAAGAAGGATGTGATTAAAAAGATGGAAGAATTAAAGAAGCAGGGTCAACAACCAAAACCTCAACCTAAGACTAGGTTCACAGATGTGCCGGCAGGGCATTGGGCAGAAGACGTTATTAATGTGGTAGACCGGGCTAACATCATGAAAGGATATGATGATGGAACCTTCGGTTTAGGTAAGACTGTTACCAGAGAAGAGTTAGCCAAGGTAGTTAATGAACTCCTGTGGAGGATGAGTGAAGGGAGGTGATGGACACATGGATATCAATCAGTTCACAACTGATATCCTCTCGATGGCCGCCTTAGTTGCCGCTTTTGTAGGGGTCGCTAAGGGCTATAAATTACCGGAGAAACATACTCATGCTTTAGCTTTAGCGGTTGCAACCGTTTTTGTACTTGTGCCGGAGGTTATCCAAGGCAACTTAATCCTTATCTCTGTGATTGGGCTGACTGCTAGTGGGGCTTATAACTACACCAAGAAACGACCATAAAAATAAAAGGGGCCCCCTGCTCTCCCCAGGAGGACCCATCTGACACCGAGAGAAATGACCTCTTACTTCTTGGACTTCTTCTTTCCCTTCGGAGCTGCTTCTTCCACAGGAGCAGACTCCTCCTTCTTCGCCTTCTTCCCACCGGAAAGCATCTTACGCAGTTCTTTCAACTGAGGGTCTGACTTCTTCCATGCCCAACGGCCCATGCCCTCCGGCTTCTCGAAGTCATTGTCTCGAAGAACGGTGCGAATAGCTTTGCCCGTTACACCATATTCCTCCGCCAAGTCATTCACAGTAACCATATTATCCGGGACCTGCATATGCTTAGGGGTTTCACCCTTTTTGGACTTCTTCTCCTTCTTTGGTTCATCAATCTTCTTGCCGGGTTTTTTGGTATCCTTATTCTTGTCTACCTTCCCCTTCTTGGTCTTGGCCGGGGCTTCTTCCTCTTCTTCTTCTTCCTCTTCTTCATCCTCATCATCTTCATCGAGATCTACATCATCGATATCAAGATCATCATCCTCGAGGTCTTCATCTTCACCGACCTCTTCATCTACCTCCTGAGCTGCCTTCTTCGCCTTAGTGTTCTCTTCCTTGATCTTGCCCTTACTTTTCGCCATGATACAATTCCTCCCTAGAGTTTTTAATTTCCTTGCCTGTGGTCTATTATAGGATAATGCTGGATACGTTGTCAAGAGATATTTCAAAATTATTTTTGAAAAGACTGAAACCTGTTATCCTATAAGGCGATACGCCATCTTCCCCTTACCTTAATAGCATGTGCGAGCTTCCCTTGTTTTATCCATCTATATATTGTGGACCGACTACGACCAAATATCTCACAGGCCTCTAAGACACCTATTATTCTACGCTTTGTCCATGCCCAGAACCTATCGACTTGCTTGGTAACTTCTTCTTCTATTAGATAGATTTCAGACAGGTCGCAGGGTTGCTTCTTTGCCTTGTCATAGACTTTCGCGATGGTATCATTCAGTCTATGCACTACATCATATGAAGCAAGCGCAGGGTCAAAGTATGTTCTTTCCAGTCGGGTCACATATGCTTTCAATGGACTAACAAGGGAACTCATCATCATGCTATCTTACCTCCTAAACTACTATCCAGTCAGAGGCAAACAAATCTCCCTGGGATGGAAGCCATCCCGGTTGCCATTTACCCTGAGCATTGAATAATGCAAAGTATGGCTGTGAATCCAGTGGGGTATCTACCCCTATATGTTTTGCCGTTCGGTCATTGACTTTAGCGCCAGGCTCTTGAGACGAGTGAGGGGGTAAATATAAAGGTGGCATTACCACTACCCACTGACCTTTACCATTCCAGCCCAGTCGGGCTATCTTCTTACCTTCACAGGCAAATATCAGGGCCTTACTAAAGTTAAAGGATTGTCTTAATTCGTTCATTTGAACTTCGCCTCCATCATATTTTTTACATCTTCCACAGAGTAGGCAACTAGCCATAAGCCCTTCGCCTTGCGGATCTCATTGCCATTCTTCTTTTGTAGGCCACTAGCTGTATTGCCCGGCTCTTTTACTTCAATAGATATAAACCTACCCCTGTGACAGCCTATGATGTCAGGGATCCCCCTCGACTGAAAGGGACCCCCATGAATTTTTCTCCACCACCCTGGGTAGTTAGCATTGAGGAAATTAAGTATCTTCCCAACTAACCGGCTCTCGGGTTGTTTCGCCATTACAACTTAACTTTCTTCTTACCCTTGGCGTCCTTGCCTTTTGCCTTCGCCTTGGGCTCTTCCTTAGCCTTGCCCTTGGACTTGGACTTCTTCGGAGCGGGCTCTTCCTCTTCCTCGTCCTCCTCACCTTCATCCTCGTCCTCATCATCGTCCTCATCATCGTCATCGTCGAGGAGGTCGTCTAACTCTTCCTCGAGGTCCTCATCATCATCATCGTCTTCATCCTCATCGTCATCGTCCTCGTCTTCATCCTCATCGTCATCATCATCGTCTTCATCCTCATCGTCATCATCATCGTCCTCGTCCTCATCATCATCGTCCTCGTCTTCATCGTCGATAGCCTTGACCCACTTCTTGCCTTGCTTCTCTACCGGATACATCTCAATAACCTCAGTCTTCTTTTTCTTCTTGCCATCCGAGGTGTACTCGCCATCTTCGACGTAAACCCCGAGAACCTTACCGACGTACTCTTTGAGGTTCAGGGTCAGCTTGCCTTTAGGTACAGAGATACCGATTGACATAAGTAAGTTCCGGAGGTTGAACAGGGCTTCCGGTTTCAACGAGGTATTGTGATAAATCTTCTTCCCTTTGTATTCTCCGGAGATAACGGCCAGTGTCCATGCTAGGTATTTAAACCCAGAGCTGCCATCCCGGACTTCTACTTTCTCGACCCTAACAACATAATCCCCTGCGGGTAAACGGGAACCATTCTCATCAGTGTTGCTGAAATCAACTGAAATACCTTTTGTCTTTTCTTTCGCCATTGTAAAACTCCTCCTTAAATTATGTGTTTAGTGATTTATAGAGATCCAACACTCTGTCGAATGTCGGGTTCTCAACGAAGTAATTCTCCTTCGGAAGAACAATACCCGATGGAGTGCGGAACTTGGTGAGATACCTCTCACTCGGCCCAATACGCATCCGGTATGTGGGAACCCGTTCCGTTTTCTGTTTATCTCCCTTGCCAACCCTGACCTTTTTCTCAACCAACTCAAACCTCGCAATTATATCAACTGCGGCACAGACTGTTTCTCTAACTGAGGGAGATACAGCGGGAACCACAGAGGCTTGACCCTCTTCCAATGAGTCTTCATCTAGTGATTTCTCTTGAAGTAAAAATGCCTTATGCATCTGGAGGTTTCTGAATTGGGTAATCCAGTATTTCATATGCTTGGACATGTTGCCCCAATCCTTCTGTGTAATAAGGACCCCTGCTGAGGAGTCATATTGGGATTGGACCCCCAGTACATATTCTAGGCATACATCAGCCGCTTGAGTTGTAGTATCCCAAACTACGGACTCAAATTCATGCTCACCACTTTGGAGGTACCAAAAGACTTGCTCAACCTTCTCCCATTCTGTGATCCTCCAGCCGCGGATGCCTTTCCCCCTAAGGGAGAGTGTCCCATGTTCATTGAAGTCTAAAATACATGGGTTAGGCAATGTCCCTGCAAAAGTTGTTTTCCCCCTACCTTGCTTACCATACCCTACAATAGAGAGATACATCTCTTCCTCATCAAAGTCGATAAGTTCAGCGGCGATATCAAATTTCGTCTCTTTCGATGAGCCCCTTCGCTTCTTTTTTCTTTCTTTGTTCAAGGCCATCTTCAGTCCTCCTTTCGTACATGGTTTTAATTAATCCATCCGTATCAAAGCCTTGGAGTTCCGCATAACAAAGGTCTTTATAGTCGCAGCCCCATTCACAGGACTTATCCAGCGTCCGGGCTACCATACCACTGAAAGCCTCAATCTGATAGGCGGTGAACACAGCCTCTTGTAATAGCATCTTCATCAGTGTCTTAGGCTTGTCCATCCTATGCCTGTGGTAAAACCTGGCTTCGCTGCCCTCTAGCTTCTTTTTCATATCGGAATAGTCTTTAGGGTCCAGTCCAGCTTTTACTAAGGATGACTTATAAAACATCCAACAGGTGTCTATTTGACGCTTAGACATTGTTCCATTCTTTAGAAGTTCTGGTTCCTTAGGGGGTTCTGTACGGATGTAGTTAAATATAGCACCCCTAAGTTTCTTAGCTTCAATGCCCCACTCCTTGCAGAGTGTAAGTACAACCCAGAAGTACAAAGTAGTTTGCACATCAGACATACGGGCTTCATTACTTGGTGGGTCTTTCTTTAAGGTCTTATGATCCACAACCCATATGCCATACCTGTCTTTAACCACAAGGTCAATAATCCCTTTAATAACAATCCGGGTATTGGGTATCCTAATCTTAAACTCACGTTCGACAATTGGTTTCCCCTCTTCATCCGTAACTACTTCCCATTCATCATTTTTATAGTGGGCCACATAACCTTTCATCATTCGTGAAACCTCAGATGGTAAGTCACCATAGGCAGCCCGTTCTTCGGAGAGGAGCTTACTGAACTCCTTGCGGAATATCTTCCATGCGTCCTTCCAGTCAAGGCCTCTGTAGTGATACTCCAAGCAACTGTGCGTCACACTACCTTTATATAAAGGAAGTGATTTGCTTTTCTTTTGGAGCTTCTTCACATACTTAAAGTTGTGCATGGTCTGACATCTCCGCCAGCTCTTTAACTCTGAGAACGACACCTCAATCAACTCTTCTGTCATAGTTTATTCACCTCCTTTCAATTGATTACATATAAATCATATCATACTTTTTGAACCCTGTCAATGATAAATCATTAAAGTTTTTGAACCCATCGACATTTAACAATAGCCCAGTCTGGGTTTGCATAGTTCTCAGCCCATTCTGACATAAACCCTTCGATGTCCATTACCTCATAGACTTTATTAAACCTGAGGTCCACAATCTTTAATACCCTAATCTTTTTGCCGACCCTCTTCACTAGATTAGGTATACCACCCCATGTAAAACCTGAGTGATGGCTGTTATCATAGGTCTCCGCGACCCAACAAAAACGCACAACTTCAGGCTTATACCCCCTCATCACAGAATTAGGACGGTTGTTCCTCTTCTCCATACCATATCACCTCCTTTACCATCCTCTTAATTTTAGATAGGCTGTAGTCCACTCTATCCAACTCTTCCAGTTCTCCCCAGTATTGCCCCTTTTGAACATCCGCTATAATAGGGATGGTGAAGTCAAGGTTAAAATACTCCCTAAGTGGGGTGTTTTCCATAACACCCTTGAAGATGGGTATAACCCTATCAACCCAATCCTCCCTTACCTCTAACATAATAGCGTCATGTACTAACAATACAACTTTAATAGCCTCTGGGTCAAGATATCGTTGAACTATCCTATCAAAGATAACTGCGGCTAATAGTGTTAAGTCGCCAGATGCAAAGCCTTGAACTGGTGAGTTAATTGCCTGCCTTAAGGCCTCCGCTTGTATTGCTTCATCTTCAGAGTCCACATCTGGAAGGTGTCTAACCCGTCCATGTGGGGCTCGGACCTGCTTGGTCTTTTTAGCGATACGACGTTGGCGTTCGTGCCATGGGTGAAGTCCTTTATAGAGTTTGAAGTAATTATCTCGGTAGCGCTTGGCTTCATCCTCAGTAAGCTCAATTCCATAGTTGTCTTTTGCATAACGCTTAAACTTCCTCCACGACATACCATAAACAAATCCAAAGTTCACCGCCTTTGCCTTCTTCCTTTGTTCTTTGTCAACCATAGACTGTGGTACACCCATAACATCGGATGCAGTGATGCGGTGAATGTCCTCCCCTAGACTGTATGCCCTAACCATTCGTGGCTCTCCTGACAAGAAGGCAACAACCCGAAGCTCTATCTGTGAATAGTCACCTTCAATGAATACCCAACCGGGTGGAGCCCCTATGTTGGCCCGAAGAAATTTATCCCTTGGGGTCTGTTGTGGATTGGGATCCTCAGATGAAATACGCCCTGTGACCGTACCATATATCTTGAAATTAGGGTGCATACGCCAGTCAATATTATCGGACTTTTCCAACCATGGCTCAATGTAAGTGTTTAGATACTTGGCCCACCTACGATACTCAAGTAACAGGTCACAGGCAGGATGAACCCCTTCTAACTCAATCATGGTATGTTCAGCCGTTGAGGCTTTCCCACCCTTGGTCTTCTCAACTATTCTTAGCCCTAATCCTCCCTTCTTCTTAGGTGAAAAGAAAAACCAACCCAGCTGGTCGGGGCTATTCCAATTGATTTTAGTTTTAACACTCTTGGGCTTTTTCCTGCCCTGTAATTCCCAGAAGTTGTCAGGTACATAAGACTCCAGATTATTGATCGTTTCATTAAGATAATGGCAGGCCTCTTGATATCTCTGGCCTAGCTTTTTTCGGTCTGTCCACAGTCCTGTATTCTCCACAGACTCCATCAATCGTGAGGATGGCATGGTGATAAACTTAAATATCCTTGCGGTCTTCTCATCATCCAAAAGACGCTCTCTTAGCGGAGGGTATAGTTTACGGGTATAGATAGTATCAATGCCACAATATTTACCCATTGTCTTGAGGTTAGTTACTTGGTCTAGCTGTCTACCATTCTTTCCAAATCTGTCCTCAAACGTCATCTTTCCTTTACCCCAGTTAGTGGCCTTGAAGTAGACTGTGGCCAAGAAGTCTAGGCCCTTTGGGGAATTCTCATCAATTAAATGCTGGGCTAACATGGTGTCAAAATTGAGGTAGGGCTTAAGACCCTTTGACCTTAGCCACTTGTTGTCAAATTTACCATTCTGTGCGATCTTCCAGTACCAAGGAGTTTCGAGGTATTTCTTTATATATCTTAGAACTTTAGTCGCTTTGTCTTTCCAAGGGCTTTCAGGATGCTCAAGAGGTATAAGCCAAGATCTGTCATCCCTATCGGCGATAGCTATCATCCATATGCGTCGTGGCTTACCATAAGCATTAAGGGTAAATGGGCTACTTCCCTCCGTCTCTAGGTCATAGGCTATATATCCACCACTACGGTATGATCTTTCTAAAGAGGCTATGCACTTTTTTAGTTGTGCTTTATTCATTACAAACTTAACCTTAAAGCTGTTTTGCTCATCATTCTGTTGCTTGCCCTTTCCATCTAGTAACCCTTTTAGGGTGTCAATGTCGGCTTTAATCAGAGGCTCATTCTTAGGATTACGTAAAACGGCCGCAGGATGTATAGTTGGCATGACTATATATGAATGATTGCCAAACGTAGCCTCAATAGCTTCGCCCCTATGCTTCATGATACCGGACTTTTTAAGTACCGCCTGTAATGGCGTATTACCCAAAGTAACGATAACCTTGGGCTTAACAGCTTCAATCTCTTTAACTAAGTAATCATTGCAGGCCTTGATCTGCGTTTTGTTGGGGGTAGCATTCTCCGGAGGACGACACTTAACAGCATTGGTTACGTATACTTTATCCCGACTAATACCTTTTTCCAAGAGTATCCGATTTAGTAGCTGACCGGCCCTACCCTGGAATGGTAAACCTCCCTCATCCTCATTAGCACCTGGTGCTTCACCTACAATCATAACCTCTGCATTAGTTGGTCCATGGCCCATCAGACATATGGTTTTACATGTAGTGGCTAGATCACATCTATTACATTTAGGATCCCTGATATCTTTCAAAAATTACACCACCTTCTGTGAAACTCTCTGGCCCTTCATACCGGTAGGGAATTTTATAAACAACCCTTTCAATAGTTCCTACACCTAGAATGGCCTCCCTACATTTACCACAGGGTACATGGGTTACATATAGGGTGTAAGGCCCTGTTCCTAATACCCAGATATGTTTGATTGCATTAACCTCGGAGTGTGTGGCGGTGCAATGACCATCTTCCATGTGGCAACCTGTATCCTCACAATGTGGTTCACCCGAGGGTCTTCCATTATATCCGATGGCCACAATATTATTGGACTGGTTTATGATCACTGCCCCTACTCTAGCCCTTGGACAAGTACCACGTTCGGCTACTACATGGGCAATACGCATAAACATTTCATCCCTAGTGATCCTCATGATATGTCACTACCTTTCTATTATAAATGATATATCATAATTTGTCAAGCCACCTAAGAAACCTCTTTATTTCCCTTCTATAAGGAGAGCCCAAATGAGTCGTAGATTTTAACTTGTTTATATCCCCTAAGTCAGTTCGGTACATATAGGAATTAGGAGTAATGGGTTCATAATAGGGCTTGTCCAGTATGATCTGTATAGGGTACATATGGTCCCGGTAAAGGTTGGGGTGGTCAATATACTCAACCGTACCTTTAATACCCAACGATTTAACCTTGACTCTTTGACCAACCTTTACCAGTCCCATAGTCTTACCACCTTTGCAAGAAAGTTTGTAGACGATTAAGAAGCTCTAAGATAAATA